AAGGATGATTTATATAACGCGATTGAATACGTAAAAGATAATAAGAAGTGGTTCATCATTGGAACCATTGTTGTCTTAGGTTTGTTGTTTGGGAAAGCTGAAGCTAATCCCTATGACTTTCCAGCTCCTAAGAGTCATATAACAATGGAAGTTCATAAGAACAATGCTGCTGACAGCGTGGAGGTATTCAGATGTAAGTCTGTCTACCTGTGTCACTTATATGTCAAAACACAAGAGCAGCGCGGTGCTACTCATTTCTGTAAGACCATCACTATAAAACGCAATGGACGTCCTATCTGGTTCAAGAGGTACAACTAGTGGACTCGTGGCGTGAGTTACAGAAAAACTCTTACATCTCTTGGGTTAAGAAATATGAGACTGAGAAGAGGAAACGAATCGAGATCGAGCAGAAATACAAAGCACTTACAGAAGCAGTTAAAGCAAATGCTCTTCAAGACTATTACTCGAAGCTCAAAGAAGGAGCAGAGCTAAATGGAGAAGAGTGGAATGAAGAACGTATGGACATCATAGGCCAGAACGGTAATGACGGATCTCATTACGGATGGATTGATAACAAAGAAGATAAATTTAAGGAGCAGGAAAATGGCGGCAACGAAGAAGACACCGACACCAACAACACCAAGCATTGATATAGATAAGCTGGGTCAAATTATTTTAACAGCAGCAATTTTAACAAAAGGTACTAACGTCGCGACTGCCGTAGAAAACGGTAAAGCCATCATGGAGATGATTGATGCTTCTAGAACCAAATAAAGTTTATAAACCTTTTGTTTATCCTTGGGCTATCGAGAGATCCATTGATCATGAAAAAATCCACTGGGGAGAATGGGAGGCAAAACTCCAGGATGATGTAAACCAGTGGAAGGGTAATGTATTGAGTAAACAAGAAAAGAATCACATTACTCAGATTCTACGTCTATTCACACAGACGGATGTAGCTGTAGGTACTAACTACCTAGAGTATTACATCCAGAAGTTTAAGAATAATGAAATACGTTCCATGCTCACGAGTTTCGCTAATCGTGAGTTTGTACACCAAAGAGCTTACTCGCTTCTTGTGGACACCTTAGGTTTCGATGAGAAGGAATACAGCACATTTTTAAATATCCCGCAGCTAGCAAACAAAGTGGAATTCATGGGTAATTGTGATGCCCATTCTCACTCATCTCTTGCTTTAGCGATTGCACGTTCTGTCTTTAACGAAGGTGTAAGTCTTTTCTCTGCATTTGCAATGCTTCTCAATTACCAACGATTCGGAAAGATGAAAGGTATGTGTGAAATTGTTGAATGGTCTATTCGTGATGAATCAACACATTGTGAAGGGATGGTTCAACTATTTAGGGAGTTTTGTAATGAGCATAATAAAATCGTTACTGATGATTTCAAGAAAGATATCTATCAAATGTTCCGTGATGGCATTGCACTGGAGGATAAAGTTATTGAGCATGCGTTTGCTATGGGCGGAATTGAAGGCATCACCAAAGAAGAAATAAAACAATATATTCGATACATAGCAGATCGTAGATTGATTCAACTTGGTCTTAAATCTAACTGGAAAGTTAAAGATAATCCTTTGTCCTGGTTAGATTGGATCATCAATGGTGACTCATTTAAAAACTTCTTTGAAGGAACAGTGACCGATTACAACGCAGCTGGAATGGTTGGCGATAATTGGGGCTGGGACTAATAAGGACGTTATCGGAACTTTTTATGAATAAAGTATTAGGAAAAAGGGGTAAACCACCTCTTTCTAAAGAATTAATTGATTATTTAAACAGTATGTATCCTGACGTATTACCTCGTCGCATGCCTATGACTATTGAAGAATTGGCACGTAAACAAGGTGAACGCAGCGTTGTGGATCATCTGATTGATATATACAACGAGGAAATTTGATATGTGCATGAGCAGACCAAGTCCTCCGCCACCAACTCCAAGACCAGCTCCAGCAGCTGCTCCGGCGGCAGACGTTAAACCATCCTTAGAATCAGGAGCAGAATCAGCAGCTCGTAAGAGACGCCGTATGTCATCTGGATCTAAGAAATTCCGCGTTAACCTTTCACTATCACCTGGCTCAGCAAACGTAGGCGGCTCAGGTCTTACAGGGTTAAACATTCCAAAAATTAGAGGATAAATCCTATGGAACAACTGAATAAGAATAGTTCAGTTGCTCATCGTTATGCCGAATTAGAAGCTCACAGGGAAACATATCTTACAAGGGCACGTGCATCAGCTAAGTTAACAATACCAATGCTGGTGCCTGAAAAAGGACACTCAGCTGACACTGTCTTTGATACACCTTTTCAATCAGTAGGAGCCCGAGGGGTTAACAACCTGGCTTCTAAATTACTACTAGCTTTACTCCCACCTAATAGTCCTTTCTTCCGTCTTACTATTGATGACGCCACTATGGCTGCATTAGGACAAGAAAAGGTCGGTGCTGTAGAAGCTGGTCTAGCCCAATTAGAGCGTCAAGCTATGTCTGAATTAGAGACATCAGCTGCACGTGTTCCAGTATATGAAGCACTAAGAAATCTTATTGTTACTGGTAACGCTCTTATGTATATCCCAAAAGATGGGAATATTCGTGTGTTCAGGCTAGATCGTTTTGTAGTGAAACGTGATGCGATGGGTAATGTACTAGAAGTTATTACCAAAGAAACAGTATCACCTAGATCACTCCCACAGACACACTTAGATGTCTTACAGGAAAAAGGTGAAGGTTTAGATAAAAGCTATGATCTCTATACTCGCTGCTGCTTGAAAGAGGGCAGATGGGATATCTACCAAGAAGTTGGTGGTGAAATTGTTGAGTCTACTAGAGGTGATCTACCTAAAGATAAGTCTCCATTTATTCCACTACGTTTCATTCGTATTGACGGTGAAGACTATGGTAGAGGCTACGTTGAAGAATTCTATGGTGACCTCTCATCATTGGAGGCACTCACCAGAGCAATTGTAGAAGGATCAGCAGCAAGTTCAAAAGTACTATTTATGGTTCGTCCAAATGGTACAACTAAAGTTAGTGCATTAGCTAAGGCTGACAATGGAGCATTTATCCAGGGTACAGCTGAAGATGTAAATGTATTACAGATGAATAAAGTTGGTGACTTCAGAGTTACACAACAGACTGCTGCAGAAATTACAGATCGTCTAGCATTTGCTTTCTTATTGAACTCATCAGTACAACGTGACGCTGAACGTGTCACTGCTGAAGAAGTCAGATTTATGGCACAAGAGTTAGAAAGTGCATTAGGCGGTGTTTACAGTATCTTGTCTCAAGAGCTGCAAATGCCAATGATTAAACTAATCATGAATCGCTTAGAGTCACAAGGCAAGCTGCCTAAGTTACCTAAGGATACTCTTAAGCCTTCAATCATTACTGGTCTTGAAGCTCTGGGTAGAGGACAAGATCTTAATAAACTAGCTACCTTCTTAAAGTTCTTACAACCACTAGGTGCCGATGTATTAGCTAAAGAGATGAACATTGACGATTACATTGATCGTTTAGGTGCATCACTTGGTATTGATACTCGTGGACTGATTAAGTCTATGGAACAGAAACAGATGGAAGCACAGCAAGCTGCTCAAGCTCAACAAGCTCAAATGATGCAAGAGGCAATATCTCAAATGGCTCAAAAGGCCACCCCTGCCGTTGCAAAAGGAGTTGTTGATCAGCAGATGCAACCTACTCAATAACACTAAGGGTTACTTCGGTAGCCCTTTTTAATTACAGGAAAACTATGGCCGATACTATTACATTAAACAGTGACGAGACTCCGCACGAGGAGACTCAAGAATATCAACAAGAAATGGTTGATAAAGCTGAGGCGTTAGAAAACCCTCAGGAAGCTAAGCCTGATTGGCTGCCAGAGAAATTTGATTCTCCAGAAGATATGGCAAAGGCTTATGCAGAGTTGGAATCTAAACTAGGTTCTAACAACAATGAAGAAATTGAATCTCAGCAAGAACAACAAGAAGAAATCGAAGAGTTTCTAGATGAGCAAGGCATCGACTTTAATGCCTTATCCCAAGAATACTTTGAAACAGGTGGGCTATCTGATGAAGCCTACTCAGCTCTTGCAGAGGCAGGAATTCCACATTCAGTTGTGGATCAATACATCCAAGGGCAAGAAGCTCTAATGGGTGACATTCGTACTACCGCTTTTGATTCAGTCGGTGGCGAAAACCAGTATCAAGAAATGATGGAATGGGCAGCAAATAACCTCTCTGATGGGGAAATCGATGCTTATAACAACGCACTTGATACTACCAATATGGACTCGGCGTTATTAGCCATTCAAGGATTACACGCTCGATATCGTTCAGATGTAGGGGTACAACCCGACCTGTTCACCGGTGATACAACAGGTTCATCTGCTGGTGTCTACAACTCTGTCGCAGAATTGACACGAGATATGTCAGATCCGAGATACGAGAGTGATCCAGCGTTTCGGCAGATGGTTGCTAGGAAAGTTTCCCACAGCAACGTCATCTAACTCCTGTCCGGCGTAGCTTCGGTTACGCCACTTTATTAACAAACCATATTTACGAACAATTACCTTTGACCCTCTGCGGAGGATAATCTTAGAGAAAGGGAAGAAAGAAGGTTGTTATAGGCAATTTTTTTAATTTTATTTAAAGGTAAATAATATGGCACTTCCAAATTACGACCCATCACGTTTGGGTCAAATAAATGCTACAGGCGACGATCGTTCGTTGTTCCTGAAGCTGTATGCTGGTGAAGTATTAACTGCTTTCCAACATACTAACATTGCGATGCCTTTGCACCGCACACGTACAATTTCAAATGGTAAGAGCGCATCATTCCCTCTAACAGGTTATGCGGCTGCTGAATACCATACTCCAGGCACAATGATTGATCCTGGTAAAGTTAAGCATGGCGAGCGTATCGTTACTGTTGATGACTTACTAATCTCACCTACTTTCATCGCTAACATTGATGAAGCTATGAATCACTACGATGTTCGTGGTATCTACGCTAAAGAGTCTGGTGCTGCATTAGCACGTCAAGCTGACCGTAACATCTTCCGTATCGTTGCTAAAGCTGCGTCTATCGCGTCTAACGCTGCTGACGTTGGTTCTGGTCTAACATACGCTAACGTTGCTGCTAAAGCTGCTGCTCTACTTGGTTCTTCATTTGATGATGAAACTTACACAGATAACGTAACTATCGGTACTACAGCTGCTGATGCTACAGATCCAGCTAAAATTACAGCTGCTATCTACTCAGCATTAGAAGAGTTCACTAAGAAGAACGTACCTATGGAAAATGCGGTATGTGTACTTCCGCCTGAGCAGTACTACGCTATGCTAAATGTATCTGATACTACTAAAGCGACTTGGTTAAACAGGGACGTTGGTGGTGCAGGTTCAGTATCTGGCGGCGTTGTACCTATGGTTGGTGGCGTCAAGATTATGATGTCTAACCACTTACCAACAACTAATCAATCATCAGCTCTGTCTGATAATGATGAGTCTCCAATCACTACATCACGTACTGGCGCTTATAAAGGCGACTTCTCTGATGTTCGTGGTCTTATCTTCACTCCTGATGCAGCAGCTACAGTTAAGCTTATGGATCTTGGTGTTGAGTCTGAGTACCAAATCGAACGTCAAGGTACATTGATGGTTTCAAAATACGCGATGGGTCACAACATCCTTCGCCCAGGTTGCGCTATCGCATTATTGTCTGCGTAACTAATTAAATCTAAGGGATCCTGTGTTTCGGCATGGGTTCCCTTTTTTTTCGAGGTAAATATGACTCCAACTACAAAACTAGAAGCAGTAAACATAATACTAAGCAGTATTGGTGAGTCGCCAGTCAACTCTTTGAATTCCGGCTTGGTAGACGCTGAGATGGCTGAAACTATTCTCGAATCAATCAGCCGTGATGTTCAGTCACAAGGCTGGCACTTCAATACAGAAATTAAAATGAAGGTCGTTCCAAACAATTCTAACGAGATCGTCCTTCCTAATGACTGCCTACGTGTAGATTTACACGGGTATTCACAATCAGATTATGTCCAAAGAGGAAAGAAACTTTATAACAAAACTAATCATACATTCACGATCACTGAAACTCTTGAAGTAGATATGGTTGTTCTTCTTCCTTTTGAAGACACTCCAGAAGCATTAAGACGCTACGTAACTGTTAAGGCAGCAAGAGTCTTCCAAGATCGAGCTGTGGGATCTGTAGAACTCCACGGTTTCCAAGAGAAAGATGAAATGTTGGCTTTAGTTGAGCTTAAAGATGCTGAATCAAATACAGGAGATTACTCAATATTTGATAACTACGATGTGTACAGAATCATCGATAGGAATATAACAACAACATTATAGAGGTGAGCAATGCCATTAATTTCAGAATCGATACCCAATCTCATTAATGGGGTATCACAGCAGCCACCTTCTTTACGTCTTAAAACACAAGCAGAGGTACAGGAAAATGGCTTATCAACTGTTGTTGATGGTTTAAAGAAAAGACCAGGAACTGTAAATGTTGGAAAGCTACTTAATTCTGGAACAGCAACTAACGCTTTTATACACACTATTCGTCGTGATGCTGATGAGCTTTACACACTGGTAATTACAAGTTCGAATATTTATGTGTTTGACCAAGATGGTGTTGCAAGAACTGTTACAGGATCTGCAACTTATTTAAGTGGATTGACAAACCCATCAAAAGAATTAACAGCAACATCAATTGCTGACTACACATTTATTGTAAATAAAAATACAACAGTACTTAAGGACACCACGACTTCTACAGTTCGTCCTGATGAAGCCCTTGTTTATTGTAAGCAAGGTGATTATGAAACAACTTATAGTGTAACAATTTATTACAATGGAACATCTTATACAGCCTCATATACAACACAAGATTCATCTGTTGCATCAAATCAGGCTAGTGTTAAGACCGATAATATTTCTCAACAATTGCAGAATGCTTTAAACAGCAACTTACCTAGTTACTTCACAATTGTTGATTACGATTCAACTTTCTACATAAAGCGTACAGATGGTGGCACATTTAAAATTGGAGCTTCTGACTCACGCGGTGACACATTCTTATATGCATTCAAAGGACAAACTAAAGACTTCTTAGATCTACCTGATAAAGGTGAATTAGGTTTCACTATTATGATCAGAGGTCAGTCTGATGATGATGAAGATGACTACTATGTAGAATTACAAGATCCTACTAACTCAGGCCAATATGTTTGGAAAGAGGTAGTAGAGCCAGGTGCTGATATTCGTATCGACGCCTCCACAATGCCTCACCAATTAGTGAAGCAAACTAATGGTAGCTTTGTATTCCAAGAAGCACCTTGGGAGGATCGTGCAGCTGGTGATGACAACACAAATCCATTCCCTAGCTTTATAGATAATAAGCTGAATGACATCTTCCTACACAGGAATCGCTTAGGTTTCTTAAGTGATGAAAATGTCATATTTAGTGAAGCAGGGGAGTACTATAACTTTTTCCAAAGAACGGTATTCTCATTACTAGACTCAGCTCGTATTGACGTAGCTGTATCTAATAACCAAGTATCGATTCTTAAGCACGCTGTGCCTTTCAATAAGTCACTATTGATCTTCTCAGATCTAACTCAGTTTAATTTACAAGCTCAAGACTTATTGACTCCAGCTAGTGTGTCTATTGACGTTGCTACTAACTTCGAGGCATCTCTTAGAACTAAACCAGCAACAGCAGGTAGATTCGTATTCTTCCCTACCCAAAGAGGTAAGTGGTCAGGTATACGTGAATACTTCATTGAGGATTCCACAGAATCTAATGCAAATGCTGTAGAGATCACTTCGCATATCCCAAGATATATTGAAGGTGAAGTTACCAAAATGGTGGCCTCATCTAATGAAGATACATTATTAATATTAACCGAAGATGATCCTCAAGCAGTTTATATCAATAGATATTATTGGACTGGTGAACAAAAGGTTCAGAACTCATGGAGCCGTTGGACGTTTGATGGTGATGTCTTAAATGTAGACTTTAACCAATCAGACATCTTTATTGTAATTGAAAGATCTGACGGTATTTATTTAGAAACAATCAACCTATCTCAAGATGTAGCTACAGCAATCACTGATGGTGGCTGGAGTTGTCATTTAGATAGGCGTGTAACATTAACATCCGGTGGTACTACTACCGTCCCATACACAGATAGCAATCTGACATATATCACTGATAAAGGTGACATTATTGCAGCAGCTGATGTGAGTGCTAAGTTAACAGCAGGACGTACAGTATTCGCTGGCATACCTTTTACATTTAGGTATGAATTTTCAGAGCTCGTAGTAAAAGAAGATAATGAGCCAATCACTATAGGTAGATTACAAGTTCGACGCATGGGTGTCGTATACAGTAACTCTGGTTATTTTAAAGCTGTAATCACCCCCACTAAACGTACTTCATCAGAAGTTGTCTTTACAGGTCGTCTAGTAGGTGCAAGTACCAACTTACTTGGTAAAGTTCCTCTAGCTACAGGCACATTTAAACTTCCAGTACTAGCTAAGGCTAGTGAAGTAAAAATCGAATTAGTTAGTGATTCCCATCTACCTTGTCAATTCCAATCAGCGGAATGGGAAGGGTATTTCGTACTACGCTCGAAAAGGAGATAACAGATGGCATATTTTCGTGCGGCTAAAAAAGAAGATGTTGATTTACTTGCTTCTCAGATCCGCACGGGAGATGTCAAAGAACTCTGGCATTCACACGGCATGGAGCCTAAGGAAGCACTAGACATCTCATTTAGCGACTCAGTTGAGGTGTTTACTATCATCTATGACGAACAGCCTATAGGCATGTTTGGCTATGGAGAGATTGATGAAAACATTGGTGTCCCTTGGTTATTAGCCTCAGACAAGCTTCCTGAGATTGCTAGAGAATTCCTAAGAGGATCTAAAGAATGGATAGAGGATGTACTCACTAAAAAGTACATGCTTTTTAATTATGTCCATGCAGATAACAAAGAAGCTATTAGATGGTTGGAATGGTTAGGTTTTAAATTTTTAAGACGAATAGAGAACTTCGGTAAGAACCCAGCTCCATTCCTAGAATTTGTAATTATTCGAGAGGATTAATATGTGCGATTTAGCAACAGTGCTGACTGTAGCCAGCGGTGTGATGGAACACAACGCTCAGGTTAAAGCAGCTAATGCTCAGAATGAGCGATATAAAGAAAATGCACGTAATGCTCGTATAGCTCGAGATGATGAGAATCGTGCAGTTAATCGACGTCTAGACCAAGAAGCTGATGCAGCTAACGCGGAGAAGATGAAAGAAGATCTCGAGTCTTTAAAGAAACAAGGTACAGCTAGGACTGCCGCAGGTGAGTCTAATGTTTCTGGTGGATCAGTGAGTGCGCTCCTGAGAGATATCCAGAGAACTGGAGCTGTCGAGCAAAACACAATTGACCGTAACTTTGACATGGTGAAACAACAGTCTTTGGATCAAAAGGCAGGTATCCAGTCTAGTTATAAAAATAGAGTAAATAGTGTTCAAAAAGGTTATGCACCTTCTATTGGACAGTCATTGGGCAAGATTGGTGTTGGAGTTGGTACTAACTTCGCTAGCACCCACACTACATTATCAGCTGGCCAGAAGAACTGGGGTTACAAAGATACAGCTAAGAAGATGTGGAGTTCTTGGTAATTAATTAAGGAGACATATGGCTAAGCGAGTACAAGTCGATAGGACGAGTCCTACCCGTCAGTTACGCCCTACAGCCTCTCCCGTCTCTACCTATGTTGTTCCTGAATACGTAGACCCACGTGTTGGTAAGGAAGCAGAGGCTCTTTCAAAACTCTTTGGTGGTGCAGCTGAGGCTGCGACGAGTTTGAGAAATACAGAATGGGAACAAGAAAGTAGTAGGGATGCAGTTAAATCACGAGCAGACTTTGCTCTATTCAAAAACGATATATCAGCAGAAGCTCTACGTTTAAAACCAAATGAAGTAGAACCTTTTGTAAGAGAAAAATTTAATGAGAGATTCCAGGGGTCTATAGAGAACCCAGAGTCTCCTTGGTACATGCAGCACCTAACCAGTGAGTTAGATGACTTCATGCCAAAAGCCATTAATAAGGCAGCTGAAAATGATCTTAATCTTAGGATTGAGCAGGAATCTGATAATTTCTCAATCACTGTACAAGATGTAATCAATGAAGTTGTTGAAGGTGGTGGAGATCAAAATGCAATTAACAAAGCTATTGAGGCAGTAATTAGTGCTCAGTATGCAGATGGCAAAGGCCTATTAGATCGTACAGCCTTAAACACTATCGTTGCACAAGTAGGTGCTGACGAAGCTAATCAAGGTAATGACTACGTCCTTAACTGGATGAGATCTAATAAGCTTGATAAAACAAATAACGCAGCATACGAAAGACCACTTAACACCATGCTTGGTAATGAAGCAGGGCGTAATAATGGACAGTGGTTATTCGATATTAGTCGTGACATGCGTGATCTTGCAGCAAGAGGTGAAGAAAAGACTCTTCGTACTATTGCTCCAACAATCATGGCAGCAGGCCAAGAGCGTGGTATCAATGATTTCCAATGGCTTAATGGTCTTATCGATAAAGCTGCAAGTCAAAAAGCAAAGCTAATTGAAGAAGCTAAATACGAAGCCTTTCTTAATGAAGCAACTAATCAGGTATTGATTGATGGTGTATTACCTACAGAATCATTCAATGTCCCTGGAACAGATAAAACAGTAACTGTCTCTGACATTAAACATAGAGTCTTTAGTGTTTACCAAGACTCCTTCAGTATCTTAGCTCAGGGCGATGATTTCCTTAAGGATCCTGAGAATGCTGATGATTTTGCCAAAGCACAAGATGTGGCTGCAATTGTTGTTCCTAGAATTAAGGTGCCAGCATTTGAAGCTAAGTTCACAGCATCTCTACGTGACCTTTCGCGTTATAACGAAGGAGATAAACTAGATCAAGAAGGATTCACAAGACAACAACGTGAATTCGCTCAATTATCTCAGATTGCTAATCATATACAACAATATGGTGGTGAAGCAGGACTACTGCTGCAACTAGGTGAGCGTAACTATAAGGTTTGGAAATCTATTCAGGCTGCACAACTAGCTAGTGTTCCAGCAGAAACTATTGCTAAGAGCGTAGCTAATCCACAAGTGTTCAACATTGATAAAGAAATACTTGATTCAATGATGGCTGACACAACTGATCCAGATCGTAATGAAGTTATGTTTGGTCTATGGACTTGGGATGCTAATGCAGCTGAGGGTGACCCATATCGTCGTAACTGGTTAAAAGAACAATACAAGCTAGCACTAGGTGCGGCCGGTGGTGTTGATTCTGAAGCTTTACGTCAAGGTGTAATGCAAGACTTTATTAATAATCATGCATACATCACTTTCGAGAATGGTGTTACAGCTACTGTTCCTATTAACAATGTAGAGCTAATGAATGCTTTTGCAGATAAGAAGATTGGCAAAGATGGTAAACCATATCTAGCTGCGGTTCCTGTAGATGTAATGCAGGAAAGAATGCAGAAGACTATGGACTTCTTCGTTGCAGATTATAGAGAACGTGTAAGTAACAATGAGATCCTAGATTTCAATCCAGACGCAGTTTTCCATTTCTCACCTCATCCATACAAAAAGAACATGTATCAAGTTACTGATCAAAACGGTAACACAGTTCAAAACATCAAATACTCACAGATGAGATCTTGGTGGTGGGAATCAGAAGCAAGAGCAATTGAAGATAGCAAACGGGAGAATAAATACGGTACGCAAGATAACCTATTACCAGATGGAGCATAAATATGGCTGATAAATTAATACCTGATTCAGGGCAAAAGATTATGCCTTTGGGTGAGGATAAAGAGCTAAATGATCCAAACATCAACTTTACTCCTAATCCTTTTTCAATCACTGGGGATTCCTATGATCAAACTGCGGAATCTGAATATTTATATAGGATGCCTGAAGACGACCAGGAAGCTGAGATGTCTTGGGGCACTGCCTTATTTGAAGGTGGTGTAAAGACTTGGACTCCTTCAGTTGCTTACAGTGCAATGACTGAAGAAGACTTCGAGGCTGATCCTAATTTCGTATGGAATAGAGAACGTGCTGAGAAATACTTAGGCGGTCTTTATGATTCTTTTAAAGATTACGTTACAGATGCTAAGTCTGATCAAGAAGCTGAATACAAAGCTAAGTACGCTTTAGAGCGTCAAAAGATTTACGAGGATCTTGCAAACTCAGGCTGGGATAAAACTCTAGCTGCAGGTGTTGTATCTGCACTAGACCCAGTAGAGATTGCAGCAGTAACAGCAGCAACTTGGGGATGGGGTAACTTAGTTACTGTTCCTAAACGTTTAGCTAAAGCAGCTGAAAACATCGATGATGTCTTATCTTTCCGTGGCAAGATCTACAGAAACTTAGATGACCTTAAGGCAGCTCAGACACCTAGCAAGCAATTTGCAAAAGGTGCAGGTAAATCTATGGCAGCAGTGCTTCCTTTTGAAGCATTCAAGACTGCTTATCTACCTGAATGGGATGAGGGTGATCTAGGGCTAGTATTAGCCACTGCAGGAGCTTTAGGAGGCACAATTGATGCTGTCCCTGCCTACTTCAATAAAGTCAAGAATATGGAGTATTACAGGCGTCGTACGGCACCAGGAATGCCTAAGTTAACTGCTCAGGAAGAAGATATTTTTAAAGACATTATCGGAACGGATGCAGTAGCAAGAACAGTAAAACAGCTTGACACATTCGAGGCTAAATTGGCTGATGAGGGAGATGGATTAAATCTAGAAGCTCTCGATTATAACAAGCCAGGTAAATATCAAGATGATGCTAAACAACTAGGAACATGGAAGTTCTTATCATTAGGACTACGTGAAAAGGTATCAGCCGTAGCTAGAACTATGGCAAGTAAGAATCCATTTACTCGTATTGAGGGTGAAAGACTTGGTCTTAACTCTGCAGGTAAAAGGGATCGCTCAGCAGTACCATTCTCAGCATTGGAATGGCAGGCCTGGGTACAAAATACATCAGTAGGACGTTCTTACTTAGTTTGGCAAAAGAATGCTAAGAAATGGGCTGATCAACAAGGCTCAGGCTATGGGATGAATCCTTTAGCTAACATTCGTAAAGAAATGGAATACATGGAAGCTGTTACAAAAGCAGTTCGCCGTGGCGGCTCAGATGATCCACTCATCCAAGAGGGTGTGAATATGTGGATTCGTGAGCAGCGTGAATTATTAGAAATGGCAAAGAATGCCAATGTTCGTGGTGCTAAGGATGTCGATTGGGACGATCTATACGTACCTCGTATTACAGACAATGCTAAATGGGATGGATTCATTCAAAAATATGGTGAAGACAATCTTATTAAACTTCTTAAAGGTGCAATTAAGTCAGCGCAGAAAGAACTAGATGATGAAATAGCTGAGATGATTGCAACTGGTTATGTCAAAGGTGTTACCAAAAGGGTAATGATTGATTTAACTGAAGGAACCAACATGGCACACATGGGGATCTATGAGGATGGCCTATCGGAGATCCGAGATGGTCTTATGGCTAAATTCAATGATGAGAAAATGGTGGATGACATCATGGCTCAAATTGAAGAGACATTCCCTGAGGCTGCTAAGAAAGGTGGAGAGATTTCTCGTATGAGACGTCGTGTTGAACTCGATGAAACTTTCCAAATGAAAATTAACAACGAGATTGTTAGTTTTGAAGACCTTCTTAAGAATGATCTAAAAGATCTACATCAAATGTACACATATCAAATGGGTGGTGCTATTGGCCTAGCCCGTAATGGTATTGAACGTGAAGGTATGGACAGTTATCAGAACATACTTAATAAACGTCGTAATAATGTACAAGGGATGAATGCAGATCAAATCGCAAAGAACAATAAAGAAATTGAATCTCTGCAATTTATGTATGACGGCATCACAGGCCGCCTAGCTCATGGTGATAACTTTTTAGGCATGGGTGAAAGAGGAAAAGTCTGGGCTCGTAGACTTCGTGAATATAACTTCATTAGATCTATGGGAGCCTCAGGTATCCCGACAATGGTAGAAACAATGGCTACCTTATTTGAACACAGTGCTAAGACACTTTGGCAAGGTATTCCTCGTCTTCGTAAGATGATTAAGAAGATGGAGAATGGTGAACTGGATGATGTTTTATTCAGGGAAATGATGCATGCCACAGGTGTAGGTACTGATCTAATCACAGGACGTGTTAGAGCATACTTTGATGACTACGAGACAGATATGATCAAAAGTGGTTATACAAAGTTTGATGCTGCACTAGCTGAAGGACGACAGTTCACAGCTAAGGCATCTGGAATGTTACCTATGACTGCCATGATGCGTAGAGCAGATGGTATGTTTTATGCCTACGATTGGTTTAATGCTGCAATGAAAGGTAAAGCACCTTATGCATCTATTAAGCTAGAACAGCTAGGTATAGATGACACTTCGATGTCTCTAATAATGAAGATGATTAAGAAGCACGCTAAGAAAGACAGCAAAGGTCGCTTAGTAACTCTTAACCTGGATAAATGGAAGAAGTCTGGTAAAGAAGGGAATATTGCTTATACAAAATTCTCACAATCAGCTTCTAGGCATTCAATGCAGTCTATTCAGGAAACCAACATCGGTTCTGTAAATAGGTTCTTAAGATCTGAAATGGGTAAAACTATGGGGCAGTTCTTGTCTTATGTTTTAGCTGCACAAGAGCAACAGTTTCAGCGGCATGCTGCACGTATGATGAATGGTGATATCAAATCAGCAGCTTTAGTACTTAGTACAAGCTCAATGATGTCAACGTTAGCTTATGTAACTGGTGTTTACTACAGATCAACTGGGATGTCTGAACAAAGACGTAAGAAATACCTTAAGGAACGCTTAGCTCCATCGAGATTATTCATGGATGGTGCTGTTGGTTACTTGGGAGCTATGTCTTTCCAGATGACTGCTTTCCAACGTTTCAGAGAATCTAATCTCGTATCTAACCCGACACTCGATCTTTTCCGCTTAGTGCAAGACACATCTGCGGCAATTAAAGATAGCGCGTCTGGAGATAAATCAATGTCAGAAGCAGCCTTTAGGCGAATGATTGGCCTACTACCGTTACCAATGAATTGGTATCCATTAGGGGTAGCAGCAAATTACATCTCAGCAGAGGCAACAAAATAATTAAGGGGCTTAAGTGCCCCTTTTCTTAAGGGGTACAAATGGCTTATTCATATACAGAATATACAGGTGATGGAACTACTCAAACTTTTACAATTCCATTCGCTTATGAGGCTGAATCAGAAGTAGCAGTATTCGTTGCAGGTACGCAACTAGCTAGCTCAGATTTTAGCTTCTTATCTACAAGTACAATTAGTATTAATACTGCTCCAGCGAACAACACTAACGTTCGTGTAGAGAGAAACACAGACTTAACTAACAGAGCTGTGGACTTTGTAGATGGTGCGGTTCTATCTGAAGCAGATTTAGATACCGCGATGATCCAAGTTTTCCATGGAGCTCAAGAGGCTATCGATACAGCTAACGATGCTGTCTCTCTTGATGCCGATGGTACATTCGATGCGCAAAATAGACGTATCAAGAATGTAGCGGATCCTTCAGCTGCTCAAGATGCAGCAACAAAGAATTACATTGAGAATGTTTGGTTGACACCTTCTGATAAGACTCAATTAAACAATCTTAATCTTACAAATTTAAACACAGTTGCAACAGACATCAGCAACGTAAATACAACAGCAACTAATATTACAAATGTAAACACAGTTGCTTCTGATATAACTGATGTAAATACAGTGGCTGGTGATTCAGCAGACATTCAAACTCTTGCCGCAATCTCTACAGATATCACAACTGCTGCTGGTATCTCTTCAGATATCACTACAGTAGCTGCGAAAGCTGCAGCTGTTCAAAAGGTAGCTGACGATCTTAACGAACAAATCTCAGAAGTTGAGACTGTCGCTAATGATCTAAATGAAATCACATCAGAAATTGAGACTGTTGCTAATAGTATTACTAATGTTGATACTGTTGGAACCAATATTGGCAATGTAAATACAGTAGCTGGTATTAGTTCTAATGTAACTTCTGTTGCAGGCAACGCATCAAATATTAATGCAGCTGTATCTAATGCAGCTAATATCAATGCAGCAGTAAGTAATGCAAATAACATTACAGCTGTCGCTAATAACGAAACAAATATAAATGCTGTTAACGCTAACTCAACTAATATCAATACAGTTGCAGGTAACAATACAAACGTTACAACTGTCGCTGGTATTAGCACTAACGTAAGTACAGTAGCTGGGATTTCCTCAGATGTAACTGCGGTAGCTAATATTTCTCAAGACATCCAAGATGTCCAAGATAAATTAACTGAGTTACAGACTGTATCTAACGATCTAAACGAAGCTACATCAGAAATTGAAACAGTAGCAGCAAGTATTGCTAATGTTGATTCAGTTGGTACAAATATTAATAACGTAAATACTGTTGCAGCTAATCTCACAAACGTTAACAATTTTGCAGATCAATACTCTGTAGGAAATACACAACCTTCTAGTCCAACTGATGGTGACCTTTGGTTTGATACCTCAGCTAATGTAATGAAGGTTTACAACGGTTCTGGTTTTATTAACGCAGGATCTGCGGTTAACGGTATTAACAACTCAGTTGAATATACAGCTACTGCTGGTCAGACAACATTCAATGCTACATATGACTCAGGTTTTGTTGAAGTCTATATGAATGGTATTCGTCTAGATGATGCAGATTTCACAGCGACTAATGGATCTACAGTTGTTCTTAATTCAGGGGCTGCTGCAGGAGACACTGTTTATATACAAGCATTTGGAACTTTCGAGTTATTAAATACAGGTATTAATGATCTTACTGATGTAAATACAACAGGTGTCGCTGATGGCCAAGCACTTTTATATAACTCAACAACAAGTAAATTTGAAGCAGCGGATGTAGATGCACTACCTACTCAAACTGGTAACTCAGGTAAGTATTTAACTACTGATGGTACTAATTCTTCTTGGGCAGATGTAGATGCTTTACCTTCTCAAACTGGTAACTCAGGTAAGTATTTAACTACTGATGGATCAACTACATCTTGGGCTAACACGGGCGCAGCCGCTGGAGTGTTCTGGGAAAACGATCAGACCCTGGCTGCTGATTACACAATCACTACTGGTAAGAACGCAGGCACATTTGGTGCGATAACAATTAATAGTGGTGTAACAGTAACAGTACCAACTGGTTCAACTTGGACAATAGTATAGGAATAGATTATGGCAATTACAATTAATGGTTCAGGAACAATAACTGGTGTATCAACAGGTGGTTTACCTGATGGTTCAGTTGATGCAGATACTCTAGCAACCGATTCAGTAACAGCAGCAAAGTTAAAGTCTGATGCTATTACGCAGGGTGACTTACCTGCGGGTAGTGTGTTGCAGGTGATAACAGATGTTCATACTAGGTCAGCAACAATAGAACCAAACTCAACATCCTATATTGATACTGGTCTTGGTGCTTGGAGTATCACGCCAATCAGAGAAAATTCAAAAATTCTTATCCAGACACACGGATATGCAATGCACGTTAATCCAGGAAGTCCTGGCAACAGAGGTGGTGCTTGTAAATATTATTTTCAAGTTGCAGGAGGCGGGTATTCAGCCGCTTCAAGTTATTGGATAGATGGTTTGTATCAAAACGGAGGTGGATGGACAGACACCGCTGGGCATTCATCTTGGATTCATTCTCCTTCTTATACTTTAGGTCAGCAAATTGATTATAAAATGTATGCAAGAAAAGCAACTATCAACGGTAGTAATCAATGGTACTTCCATCATAGCGGTGGAATTCAGGGTCAGAATGATGGCACTTCTAATATTGTAACTTTTATTATGGAGATTGCGGGATGAATACTAAGACAAAATCAGATGCACTTCATAGTCTTACACCAGAGGCAGAGTGGTTATTAAATGGTGACGATTTGACTTGGTATTCACCAGATATTGCTCAACCAACTGAACAAGAAATTACAGATGAGATTGCAAGACTACAAGCAGACTATGATGCTAAACAATATCAAAGAGATAGAGTCTATCCTAGCATTGGCGAACAACTAGATATGCAATACTGGGATGCAGTAAACGGAACAACAACTTGGAAAGATGCTATAGCACAAGTTAAAGCAGATAACCCTAAGCCGGAGTAGATTATGAGTAAAGTAAAAATACAAGGAAATGCTTCAGGCACTGGTACTTTAACTATCACAGCACCTAATACAAATACGGATAGAAATATAAC